TCGAGGGTTTTCCGGGGACCTGATCCTGATGGACGAGTTGCAGGAACACCAGTCCTGGGATTCGTGGGCTGCGGTAACGAAAACGACGATGGCCCGACCTAGGGCGCAGGTGTGGGCATTCTCCAACGCCGGGGACCTGCTCAGTGTGGTGATGCGTCATTTACGGACCAAAGCGCACAGGGATTTGGGTTGGCCCGACGGGGACGCCGACAAAGACATTCTGGATGAACCCGACCCTGCCATCGCGGAACTCTTAGAAAGTGTCGGGCAGGTCGCCACCGGATTCTTTGAATGGTCCGCACCACCCCACTCGGCGCGCACCGATATTGCGGCTCTCGCGCAAGCCAACCCCTCAATGAACCACACCGACATTGTTCCCGACTGTGTCACCGAACGCGCCCTGATTCACGCTTTGGCGGAAGACCCGGCAACGGTGTTCGACAAGGAATGCCGCTGCATCTGGGTCGCCACAAGCGACGGCGGCCCCTTCCCGTCAGAGTCCTGGTCCGACACCTCCGACACCGCGTCCAAGGCGGCACCGAACTCCCCCTCCACGGTGTGCCTGGAGATCCCCGGGGACCGAACCCGGGCTTATCTGACCCGCGCGACGTTGGATGTTGATGGGAAACCCGTTGTCGGGGTTTGGCAGGACCAGCCCGGCACCGACTGGGTCATCCCCTTCCTGCAAAAAAACCGGCGGCGATACAACCTGATCGTCCTACGTGTCGGGGGTGGGGTTCCGGCGTCGTCGTTCGCGAATGAGATCGAAGAAGCCGAGTTGCCGTGGGAGAAGTGGACCCACGCCGAAGTCGCCGCCGGCTTCGGGCAGGTCTACGACCATTTGCGGGACCGAACCCTGCGGCATTTACCTCACCCTGCACTTGATGCGGCGGCCACATCCGCAGCGACGAAAGACCATCCCGACGGCGGGAAAGTGATCGACGCCGCCAAATCTCCCACCGACACAGCACCATTGACCGCCCTCATCGGGGCGGTGTGGGGGTTGGGGCACCTGCCCGATGACCGCCCCAGCATTTATTCGATGGCCGACGGGCCAGAGGTACTAGTCCTGTGAAGGAAACCCGTGTTCACACGCAAAAAGCCACCCGTTTTGGATGAGCTGTTGCTGCGCCGTGTCGCGGTCAACCTTGTTGAAAACGGGGTCACCCTGTTCACCGGACGGTTCACCGGATACGACGACCGCACGTTGGTGTTTGAGCAGTGCGAAACCTACCCATCCCAAGGTGAAGTCCCCCGACCCATCACAGGCCGCCAATACATCGACCGCATCCATGTCTGGCCCGGGGAACTGCCGACGTGATCTTGGAAAACGGCACGAACATGCCGTTAGCACCCCAAGCTTTCGCTGAGACCGCCCCCCAGTTTTGGCCGTCCTATTTCGTTCCACGCCTGGGTATGTCGCTGGAGGATGCGTTCGCCTCCTACGGCACCCTGTACCGAACCCAACCCTGGCTGTACGCCGCGGTCAGGAAAGTGTCCCGCTCGATTTCCCGGCTGGGTGCGGCGGTGTGGGACCAATCCCCGGAGTCTGGGCAGGAACTCGACCTGGATGGCCCATTCGCGAAACTGATCGCGGACCCGTGCCCGACGATGCCTCCCACGAACTTTTGGGAATGGACCGCCTCCACCATCGAAATTTACGGCGAAACCTACTGGATCAAACTCCGCGAAGGACGAAACAACCAAGTTTCCGGGTTCGTGCCTATGCACCCCAGCTTGTTGCAGATCTACCGGGATACGGGTGGTGAGGAAGCCTACCGGTTCATGGGCCGGCCCGGACAGGTGTACGCCCGCGACGACATGGTGTGTTTCCGCGAGTTCAACCCCGACGGGGTGATGCGGGGCCTGTCCCGGCTCGAGCCGCTGCGGTCAACACTGATGAACGAAGACTCCGCCCGCCGGTCGATGGCCGCAACGTGGAAAAACGGCACCCGCCCCACAGGTGTCCTGGTCAGCGAACGCGAACTCGGCACGTTGGGTCGTGAACGTTTGAAGATGGGCTGGCAGTCCGAACACCAAGGCACCGGAAACCACGGGCGCACACCAGTCCTCGAAGACGGTGTCACGTTTCAGCCCATCGAATCCAAAGCCGTCGACATGGCCTACCTCGAAGCCCGCGAACTGAACCGCGAAGAAGTGTGCGGCGTCATGGATCTTCCCCCGTCGTCGTTGCAGATCATGGATCACGCCACGTTCTCCAACATCACCGAAAACATGCGCTCCCTCTACCGGGACTCGTTAGCCCCGAGGATCGAGTTCATCGAATCCGTCATCAACTGGGACGTCGGCCGCGAATTCAACGGCCCGAAAGAAATGAAATTCGCTGTCGCCGAAGTGCTTCGCGGCGCGTTCGAGCAGCGAGCCCAGGCGGTCGCGCAACTGGTGCAGGGCGGCATTATGACACCCGCCGAGGCCCGCCAGTACTTCGACTTGAACGTTGCAGGCCCGGAAGCCGACCAACTGTACGCAAACCAAGCCCTCGTGCCGTTGGGGTCCAACCCCAGCATTGACGAGTCATCCGCGTTGCCTGCCGGCGAATCCACCCACGTCCCGGCCCTCACTGGCGGGAGTGGGACCGATGTTCCTAACGCGCAGAAACACATTCGGGCGATGTCCGGCCTGTTGGGGCGCGGGCGCACGTTGCAGGAAGCGGCCAGAGAACAAATATCGAAAACCGGTGATCAAGACGGCGTGCGTGAGGCGTGCGAGTTCCTGCTAGAAAGGCGAATCGCGTGAACGTGATCCAAAAGAACGCAACCGTTTCCACGGTCGAATCGGAAAACCCGAACGGCGAGTTCGAAGTGATCCTGTCCACCGAGACGCGGGACCGCGACGACGAAAACCTGTGGGCATCGGAGTGGAAAACCCCACTCCCGGCGAAGATTCACATCGACGGCGACCACGGCAGGTCTCTGGATAAGACTGTCGGCTCTGCGGTTCCCCGCCTTGACGGAAACCAGATGGTCGCCAAAGGCACCTTCGCCGGCACCCCCTACGCACAAATGGTCCGCCAGCTCGTCAACGAAGGCCACATCAACTCGCTGTCCGTCACCTATTCGGAGTCGAAAAACCAGAAAGGCGAAGGCGTCCAACGAGAGTTGTTGAACGCTGCCTTCGTGGCCATCCCCGCCAACCCCGAAGCTGTTGTCCTCGCCAGCAAATCAGCCAAGGCAGTTGAGGTCGGCGCGATGGACGCCCCGACACTCGCAGAGCTGGTGGCGAAAGCTGCTGGCGGGATGAGCGCCTCCGGCGATAACCCCCAAGTCCCACCGAAGCACGACGAGATGGTTCAAGCCGTCCACGACGCCGCCTGCCATCTGGGGGCCCAATGCCAGAACGAGATCGCCGCCGACCCTGGCAGCGCAGACGGCGCCAACAAAAGCGCCGACCTAAACCTGATGTCCAAAGACGAGATGCTCGAGCATTTCGACCTCACAAAGTCTTCCAGCTCGAAAGATGCTGGATTGCCGCGGGAATCCGCTGAGGAATCCGCCGCCGCTGAGACCGCCGAGAAATCCGCCGTTTCCGCCGCCGCCGAGGAATCCGCCGACGACACGGCACGAGAGCTACGGGCACGTAAGGCCCGATCGCTCAAATTCCTGACCACGCAATCTGCTTTAAGGAGCAAACATGCCCAGTAAGGGTGCATTAGCGCAACGCTCAGAGGAGCTGCGCCGCGAAGTCATTGAACAAACCAAAGCGTTCGAATCCGACACGATCAACGCGCAAGAGTTCGACTCTTTCATGGATAAGGCCGAGAAGGAAAACGGCGACATCGAAACAGCGATACGGACTTACAGCAAGGCGTTGGGTCTGACCGGTTCGGCCGACCCGAACCCATCCGGCGATCCTGCCCGGGCTGAGGTACCGGATCACCTCAAGAAGTATCAAGAGGGATTCTCGCGGATCAAGGCTGCCGCAGAACCATCCGGCCGCCGCCAGGAAGCAGTCAGCTTCGAATTCGGCCTGAAGAACGCCGCCGACGAGATGCGGATGAAAGCCCAAGGTGTCACCGGTTTGTCGGGTGACGCCGCATCAGGAACCTCAACTCCAGCAGCTTTGGCTGGCGGTAGTTACTTCCTGACTGGTACTGCGGGCCCGTTCATCGCCCCGGAGTTCATCCCTCAGATCGTCGACCTCCGGTTCTACGAAAACATCATCGCCAGCTTGATTCCGAGCTACGCGTGTGATTCGCCGGTCGTCACGTATGTCCGTGAGGCGGCGTGGACCAACAACGCCGCAGCCGTGAACGAAGGTGCTACCAAGCCCACTTCGACTCACAGCTTCACGCGTTACACCGAGCAGGTCGGAAAGATCGCCAACCTGGAGAGGGTCACAGACGAACTCATCCAGGACGCGGGCCTCGTGTGGTCCCTGATCCAGCAGCGGCTGGTGATGGGTGTTCAGCGTGAAGAAGAAGTTCAGCTTCTCGCTGGTGCTGGCTACCCGGGCGTGAACGGAATCCTGAATCGCACCGCCGGCTTCACCGCGCCGCAGACGATCTCCGCGGTAACCAACCTGGCTGTGCCCACTGCGGGGACCGCCGGTTTGGGTGCCACCAACGCCACAGTGGCTTCAGTGGTTCCGGGCCGCGCAATCGTCGGCACCGGCTCAACGGGCACCGCTCCCACCGGCGTCCAGATCGCTGAAGGAGTTCTTCAGGCCATCACCGACATTCGGGTTCTGCACTTCTTCGAACCCGACGCCGTCGTGATGAACCCCCTGGACTACCTGACCGTCCGACTCGCCAAAGACCTCAACAACCAGTATTACGGCGGGTCGATGTTCGGACGCGACTACGGCTGGAACCAGGCGGAAGGCACGCCTCAGGCAGTCAGCGTATTCGGACTGTGGGGCAAGAAAGTGGTTGCCACCCCGGCCATGCCACAGGGCTATATTCTCGTCGGCGACTTCGCTGGCTGGAACCGCGTCCTACGCCGCGGAGGTTTGCGGGTGGACATGACAAACACCAACGGTACGGATTTTGAACAGAATTTGTGGACAGCGAGAGCTGAGGAACGAATCGGCCTAATGGTCGAGCGCCCTGAGCTTTTCGAGCTTTTGGTGCTGCAAAACGCTGCGTAATCAGCAGATAAACCCAGGGCGTGGCGATCCTGCGCCCTGGGTTTACCACACCCCTAAGGAGAATCAATGGGACACACCACGCGAATCTCTGACTATGAGCTGGGCCGCGGCGACCCCGTCATCAAGGCCGACGAGGACGCCGAGAAGCCGGTGACTAAGTCGAAGGTTGTTGAGCCTGAGGATGAGAAGCCTGTGTCGACGACGCGGACTGCGAAGACGAAGGCTAAGTGACCGACGTTCCGGCGGACACGGACGAGTACGTGTACCGGTATGTGACCACGTTTCATGAGGATGCGGGAATGGGTGTGCCGGTAGTGGATTCCGAACTGCGCCAAATTTGGATTTCGCAGCCGTGACGAACCCGGTTGGGGAGCCGCTGCTTAACGCCGCCGATTTGGCGTCGTTTCAAGGCTCGGACCCTAACTGGTTTTTGTCGGTTGCGGGGGACACGATCCGCAACTTCTGCCAGTGGCACATTTTCCCGAGTATTACGGTGACGGAGCTGGTTCCGATCCAGCCTGAGGGCACGATCATGCTGCCGAGCTTGTATGTGACGGATGTTGCGGCGATAACCCTGGACGGGTTATCGCTGGACCCGTCAGCGTATGAGTGGCATCAGGCCGGCTATATCAAACGTATCCGGCACCCGTATTTTCAGTGGCCGTTGTGGCCGTTGGAATCTGAGCAACGTTTCCGCGAATACCCCTCCCAGTTAGCGAGGCACGCGGAAGTCACCTACACGCACGGCTATTCCACGTTGCCGCCGGTGGTTGCCGGGGTGGGGATGGAGTTGGCGAACCGGGCCATCGAGTTGCCGTCGGGTGTGGCGAAACAGATTTCATCCGGCCCGTACAGCATCGGATTCGGGGAACTCGGGATTGTGTTGTCTGACGAGCAGCGGCGCCGTTTGGGGCCCTACACCCTTGTCAGGTTCTAATGCCCGTCTTCCCCGCTTCGATTGAGATCCAACATCAGTCGTATGTGGTTGACGGTGGGACAGACGCCGACGGCAACCCCACCGGGGCACTAGCCGCTCCGGTAACACGGTTCATCATCGGAATCCAACAACTTGGCGACGGTCGGGTCGACCCCATCTCCATCGAATACGTGGAGCGCACCATCACCGACCTTCTTTTGGAGGTGCCCGACCCGACGCCGTACAAAAAGTTGGATCGGGTTTTGGTGAACAACGGCAACGAATCGCTGTCGTATGAGGTGCAGAACCGGTTCACGTCCTGGTCCAACGGCCTTCCCTGGCAACGGTATGCGTCGCTGTTCGGTGGGACCGTGCACGTTCGGAGGGTCGACTAATGGAGTTAACCGAGGAACAACACCGCCAGATTCGGCACATGCCTTTGGTGGTCGAGCACATCACCGCCAAAGCCGAGGAGATGCTGCAAATCGTCAACGACTTGTGTAAAGACGAGTTGAAGTCGAAGAAGTGGCAAACCCGCCCCAAAACGGGGCACTTCGGGGTTCTGGTCACTGACGACCCGGACCACTCCCGACCCAGGGCGTATGTGCATCCTGTTGACGGGCACGGCATTCGCATCGAAATGACCCACCACGTTTTGATGAAGGCATCTGCGGCGATGGGCGGGAAATGAGCCTGCCGACCACCTATTGGCCGATACTTAAGCCCCCCAAAATTGGGCAGATCGTCCGTGCTTACCTGCTTGATCCGATGTCGCCGACGCCGATCGCGACGCGGCTACCAAGCCCAGATGCTGACGCGGACACCGTGAACGGGTTTCTGCGTTTGGAGTATGGGGGAGGGTCGAAACCCAACCCGTTTCAGTACGACATGCAGTGCATCATGCACGGCTACAGCCCGGACCAAAACCAGGCCGAAGACATCGCCGACGCCGCCATATCACTCACCTCGGCTGCGCAGGGGCTGACGATCAACGGCTGGTATGTGGTGTCGGTGATGGGTGTTGTTGTACCGCACCAGCTCACGGACCCTGACGTGAACCTTCCCCGCTTTAGATCCTCGGTGACCTGGCGTGTCGCCGGGCAGCAGTGGAATCCATAACCCGCAAAAAAGGAAGAGAAACAAAACATGACCGGTGGAATTGATGTCTCCCAGGTCGTCGCACCGTCACCGAATATTGCGGGCGGCGCTTGGCGAGCAGCGCTAGGAACAACCCTGCCCATTGACACCACAACCGCTTTGGCGAACACGTTCACCTCACTGGGATATGTGGGGGACGACGGGGTGACAAGGTCTGAGGCGCGTCCGCAGTCGAAGCAGTTCGCGTGGGGTGGATGGCTGGTCGCCTCCCTTCAGCAGTCCTACAGCCTGACGTTCAAGTTCAAGCTGTTGCAGGTGATGGACCCTGATGTGTTGAAAGCTGTCCACTCTGACGGGAACGTCACGGTCGCCGCCCCCACCACGAGTGCGGGCACGACTACGACGGTGCAGTTCAACCCCACCCTGAACATGAACGGGGTGTGGGTGTTTGAAGGTTTCTACCAGAAGACGACGCAGCGGATCGCCATTCCCATCGCGCGTGTCACTGAGCCCGGCGACTACCTGTGGTCGAACAAGCAGATCGCCGCCTACGGTGTGACTTTGGAAGCGTTTCCCGACACCTCCGGGAACTTCGCCTACCAGGTCACCGACGACGGGGTTGTCGCCATCTCATGACCGAAGAGGACAAACCAACGTTCACGTTCAAACCGAAGGACGGTTCCGATCCGATCATCGTCCCGGCCCACTCCACCATTCGGGGTGAGGTGGATGGGGTGACGTTACGGGAGTTCCTGTGGGAGTTGGACGAAGCCCGACTGTCTTACGACTATCAGGCATTCCAGTATCTGAAACGCTCGGGTGCGAGCGAGGAGATGAAACGCCGCGTCGTCCGGTTGTCGGATGAAGAGATCCGCGAGTTTTTCAATGAGTGGATCACCGCCGAGGACGACGAGCAAGAACCTGTTTTACCCCCCCAATCCTGACGCTGGCACGTGTCATCCACCGACACTGGTGGGCGCTGTACAGGGACGTGCTGGCGTTGGGATACCGCAAACAAGACATGTTCACCGCCCGGCTGAGCACACCGGCGATGATGGCCATCGCTTACGCGTGCCATCCGGGGACGGCGGTGCATCACTCGTTGACTGAGGGGTGGCCGATCGAGGCTCACTTGTTGGCGAACCTGTCGGAGCAGTCGGCGGGGATGATCGCCCCCGCTGAGCGCTACACACGGCCCGGCATGGTTAAAGCTGAAACCCCTCTCGCTGAGGGCGGTTTCAGCGTGTTCGGGTCGATCGCCGAATACGAAGCCCACAGACGAACAACATTCAAGGAGGGATAGTGGCAACACCTAGCCACGTTGACCTCAGCGTGCTGTGGGTTCCGATCATGCCCGAGACGTCGAAGCTCGGCGAGCAGATGGAGAAGGTCGGCCAGGACGCCACCGAATCCTTCGGCAAAGGTTCTTCGGGCCTTGGCGACAAGATCCACGACTCCATTACGAAGTCGAAAGACAAACTGAAAGATGTCTTCCACCGCACCGGAACTGATGCTTCTGAGGCTATCGCCGACGGGGTTAAAGAGTCCTCCAAAAAGGTTGAGGATGCCGTCGCGGAGTCCGGGAAGAAAGCCCAAGGCAGGCTTCGGGAGTCGACAAAGCAGTGGGGCAGCATACTTGTCGACGCGATCGGGCCCGACACCAAGAAGCTGCTCGGTGACCGGCTGGAAGAAGTCGTCGGCGGCTCGCTTGAAGGGGTTTTGGGCGATAAGTCGAAGTTGGCCGGCCAGTTCGCCCACACAGTCTCCGACTGGGGTTTAGACGAACTCAAAAACAAGCTCGGCAGCACCAAAGATGCTGCCGACAAGACCAGGAAGGCATTCGCAGACTTCGGGAAGGGCGACACCATCGGTGGGGTGTCGAAACTTGTTGAAGGCATGGGGAAACTTGGGATCGAGACTAAGGACCTGCCGCAGCCGCTCCAGGATGCGATCGGGAAACTAGGCGAAGCCAAGACGACGGCGCAGGGTTTCGCTGACATCTTCAACGGGCTGCCGGGAAAGGTTGGGCTCGTCGGGAAAGCTATTGAAGGGCTCGCCGGACCCTTGGCGGTCGCGCTGGCGGCGTCGAAAGATATTGACGACTTGATGCGCCAAGACGGTCTCGACCCAAACGCCAAAGGCGACGCCGCTAAAAAACAATTTGAAGACGGATTCAAGCGAATCCACCGCGACGGCAACGGCAACATCGTTGTTGACCCCAAGAGCAGCAAGCCACCCGGTGTCGACATGGGCGGTGTCGACGGAATCGGCACAGGAGGTGATGTCCTCGGGTCCAGTTCGGACGCATACGATGTCCTGTCTACAGGCAAAGCTTTAGCGCCACCAACCCCACCAACCCCACCTTTAGCGCCACCAACCCCACCAACCGCACCTCCAATAGCTAGTCCCGCACCTAGTTCGAGCGATGTGCTGCCGAGCAGCTTTACTAGTGGCATCTCAACATCGGCGTCTAGCCCTGCCGAGTTGCACGCTTCGGGTAGCCGCATCGCCAACCTGTACCGCGTCGCGAATGCCCTTCAGGGGACGCCGTATTCGCAGGCGTTGCGGAATGACTGCTCGGGCATGGTGTCCCGCCTGACGACAGCAGCTTTGGGGATGGACCCCTCCGTTCAATTCTCCACCACTAACGAGGGCGACTATCTGTTTTCGCACGGCTTCCAACCCGGCCAAGGCCCGGCAGGGTCGTTCCGGGTGGGCTGGTATGACCACGGCGGCGGCAACGCCGGCCACACCGCAGCCACACTCCCGGATGGGACGCACGCCGAATCCGGTGGCTCCCATGGCAGCTTCCTGTTAGGTTCCGGCGCGGCGGGTGCTGATAACCCCGAATTTGAGCACCACGCCTGGCTCCCGATGGACGGCAGC